TGCCAGCCATCAAAATTTGATTCGATTGCAAATACAACTTCTGGCTCAGATATGAACATCTGAATCAAACGTGTAAATCGATCCTTCACCCTATTTTTGACACTAATGTCATAATTAGTGAAATCACCAGCACCACAAAATCGCTTCTCATGTGGCGCTCCACGCAATCTTCCATACAACAAACCCCACTCCGCCGAGTGTGGATTTATTGCCACTCCAGCCGGAGCATTCACTGGATCCTTAGTAAACTCAACGAAAAACGTACCTAAGTACATCCGTTGAGCTACCAAAGCAGCAAAATCTCCGCTGGAAAACAGGCGAGAAGCTCCCTTCTCCGCCTTTTCCTTTGACTTCAGCTCATCCTTCAGCGTTTCCTCAAAAACTACTGGATATGAACGTCCGTCCTTCCACACAGCTATCACCTTCTCAACGGCAGCTCTAAGCAGAGGATGAATCCTAGGATTCCCCCGTGCATCAAAACACAAATCACGACGTGACAGCCCCAACTTCTTGAAAAAATACCCTCCAGAGGTAGTGAAATCAATCGACTTCATGTACCCTGGTATTCCGTAAATCGCTTATTCCATAGTCACTACTCTAACCATCTTAGGATCGAAATCCTTCGGTAGACAGTCAGTTAACGTCTCGGGTTCCCGAATCAACGTAGGCACTCGTCTCTGTATAGCCAACCTCTTCAAGGCCTCTTGCAGAGGACTAATCGTAACTTCTCCACTCTTAAAACTCTTCAAAGGTGCCGGCACATGAGTCGTGTCCGGAAATGGGAAACTAGTTTCCCAATCAAACTTTGAATGTCTCAAATTGGTCTCTCTCGGAACGAAAGACGACATATTACGAGGCAAACGTCCAATCACCTGGACTCCTTCAAGAGCCTGAGCCTCATCCAAATCACACTTTATTGGATCCTCAATGTCATGCTTTCCATTCACCAACTTCTCCAAATCTCCCCTAAGAATTGTCACTGCATAAGCAGTGTTTCTAGACGGAGCACCTCCCATATGAATTCCGACGATCTGCCCTGTAGCACAGTGCAGATAGGGTGTTCCACACATCCCTTTCTCATTTGCTATTCCAAACAACTCCAAATCTGTCTCAAACGTTCCATAACGTTCATTCACCGGAATCTCTCGTATACGATAAGCCCAACCCATCGCAGTCTCACTATGAAAGGTCTCTAAATCACTCGTCAAATGCTCAAAACGTCCATTAGCGTGAAGCTTCTCTGGAAATCTTCCTAGTATGTTGCGTCTCCTCCTGCACTCAGGTAGTTGAACCAACACAATATCACTTGCCACAACTTCACAAAACGTAATCTCCTCACTTGATGTAACGTAGTTCTCCCCCCCACAGAGTGAAAACCACCTCTTGTCGTCTGATGTTCCTTCGCCAAACAAAGTATGAGCAGGTATCAAAGCGTAATTTTCATACACAAACAATATCCAACTTGAACTCCTAACTGGTAAATTCTGAGCTTCATCCCACTTTGTTCCTGGCTCAGAGATCCTCA